ATTGTTCTTGGGTCAACTTGTAATGATCCATCAGCAGTTGTAGTGATTCCAAGTTCGGTTCTGCCGACAATTGCACCGGTAGAGTAGAAATCACCAAAGATTGTAGATGAATAAGCACCAAGGAATCCAGCATCACTTGCTGTTCCAACGCCTAACTTTCCTCCGATGAAAGTATCACCTGATAATGTGGCAATACCAGTGCCAACTCTAAAATTACGATTGACAAGAACATCATTGAATGTGGTAATTCCACTGGTTATATTAATTACAGCACTACTAGAGATTGGTAGAGCACTACCATCACCCAAAGTAAGTTGATTAGCACCTTGTCCTACGGTTACAATACCAGAGAACTGACCATAACCACTGACGAATACATTTCCACCGACTTCTAGTTCTCGTGTGAGTGTAATACCATGACGATTTACACCGACTTTTCCATCATATGTGGTCTCGAACTTGGTATTGTCGTCATAACGAACCTTGAAACTTTCTGTCGTTCCAATACCAGCACCAGAATGAAGATTGATGTTGACACCACCAATATCATAATTGGAGAGACTGAGTGTTCCGGAGTTGAAACTTAAAACACCACTACTATTTCCGGTTCCTACAGATTGTCCGACACTGATTCTCGCAGTGTTAAGTGATGTGATAACATCAACTGCTGTATTTGTTGTTTTTCTGATCTCTATATCAGCAGCAGGAGTATCAGAACCAATACCGAGTTTATTATCAACAACCAGTGCGGTTACAGTTGCAGATGAACCAACAATATTTCCTACTGTAATAGCAGGTGTGCCATCAAGTCCGAATGAAGTTGATGCAAAACCTGCGGTCTGTGCAACACCACTTAAGTATCCTGTGACATTGCCAGTTACATCACCAGTTACATCACCAGTCACATTTCCGGTTACACTACCAACAAAACTCGTTGCAGTGATAATACCAGCAGACATTGTGACTGCTGTACCAACTTTAAGTACAGTAAAGGTAGAAATTCCACTGTTTACATTACCACTTAAATCTCCGATAAAATTAGTGGCAGTTATGACACCAGATACTTTAGCATCACCAACTACATGGAGTTTAGAAGTTGGGGTGGAAGTTGCAATACCAACATTACCAGCAGAACTCACACGGAATTTTTCTGTTTCATCTGTAAAAAGTTCTAATGAGTCTGTTGAATGATCATAAACAATCTGACCTCTTCTGTTCTCAGAATCTCCCGCACCATCAGCAAAAACAATGCTTCCTGTTCCTGTTGGTGCAGAAACGACGCTTATACCGCGATTAGGTGATGACGCTGTGGCATCGCCACCAACGACAAGTTCATTTGATTGAGAATAATAATCTCCAGGATTAGTGGTTCCTATACCGATTTTGCCATCATTTTGGAGTATAATATTACAATTTGCAATATCACCCGTATCACCAATAACAGTTGTGCCATCAGGATAGATAGCAAATCTATGACTACCAGCACCATTACCAACTGTAAATGCTTCAGAACCAGAAGTTTTGCCAGTTGTTGAAGTTCCTCTATATACTTGTAATTTTCCTGTAGAACCTACTCGAAGTTTCTCATCACCACTTGTTTCTACGGTGAATGTATCAGCAGCAGGGAATCTAATCTTGGTATTAGTATCTCCAATATGAACAATACTATCATCTATATGAACACCGGATTGTGCTGTAATAATACCTGTAAAGTTGCCTTGTCCAGTTGAATCAATACCAACACCATAAGTTGCCGATGTTGGATCATCACCGATTTGCAATAAAGTTGCCGGATTAGTTGTGCCTAAACCAACATTTGCTAATGTAGAAATACCTGAACTGTTTATTACCCATCCAGTTCTTGCGATTGCAACAACACCAGATAGTAAACTACCATCACCTATAAATTGTTGTGCCGTTACAACACCAGTTGCATTAAGACTGGTTGCATCCAATATTGTTACTGTTGATGCACCTGATACAAATACGTCCTCGGTGACAAATAAATCGGAAGTTGATACAATACCACTGACCTTTGCAGTTCCTCTTACATCAAGAAACTCGGTCGGAATCGATGTGCCAATTCCGACCAGGCCATTTGCATTTACTATAAAATTGTCATTATCAACTTGGACACCATTACGAAAGTTAAAGGACTTCTTATAATTTGCCATCTACTTTAGAATACTTTAGGATCTCCATCTAGTTATTTATCTGATAATTTTTGCTCCATAATTTCAACTTTTGCTGATAATTCCTTGACTGCCTCAATGAGTAGTGCAGTGAGTTTGTCATATTTAACTGCCATGTAACCAGTTTCCCTAGTAACAGTGAGTCCAGGAAGTCCAAGAGCAGCAATTTCTTGTGCAATAACACCAGTATCCTCACCTTCATGAACACCACCTTCAATCCAGGTAAATGTATTACCGCTAATTGAAAGTACCTTGGCAAGAGGTTGTTCAATTGGTGTGATATTCTCCTTTAATCTTTCATCAGAAGAGAAGAATGCAGTAATATCACCAGTAACTGTTAAATCTCCATCAATGGCAGTATCACCATTTAGTGATGAGGTTGAAGAAACATCTAATGTTCCGTTCAAATCTAAGTTGTCATTAATTTCAACCTCACCAATAGTAGAATCGAGTATTAAATTGCCAGATAGTGAGGAGACTGTGCTGCCATCAATTCTAACGTTGTCAATATCTGCTCTGCCATTAACATCAAGAATACTAGCAACCGTTAGATTACTATCCATATTGACATTACCATCAAATTGTGATGTGCTATCAACATTCAGAGTGCCATCAACATCCAGATTGTCGGTAATATTAACAGTTCCACCAGCAGAATCAAGAATCAGATTACCAGATGCAGTATCAATTTCTCCATTGCCACTTACACCAATTCTAATCTCATCAATGTGTGCTTCAGAGAATGGTAATGATGCAGTGCCAAGATATGCACCCTCATCAGCATCTGGGACGATGCCAGTATTAAATGCTGCCTGTCCTACAAATGTAGAGATGCCAGTTACATTTAACTCTCCGTCAACACTTAAATTAGCATTAGCAGCAATTCTGTTAGTGGCAGCATCAAGTTTCAGATCATCAGTTGTGGTGTCAATTGTGTTGTCATCGGTGATCGCAATCTGAATATTGCCGAATGTTGCACCTGCACCAGTAAGATTATTTGTAAAACTCGTATTGCCCGTAACATTGATGTCTCCACCAACATTTAAGTTTTTGGCAATACCAACACCACCATCAACTACGAGTGCTCCAGTTGTTGTGCTGGTTGATTGAGTAGTGTCAGTAATTTTAACCACACCTTTTGAGGTTATTTTGTCCTTGGTGGTAATTTCCTTGGTAAGAGTGACCGGACCATCAAATTGAGAGAGAATTTGACCTGCATCTCCACCCTCGACTACAAGTCTCTCTTTTACAGTGACTTCATCAAAAACAACACTCAATCTTGCTGGATCTTCTCCAGTGACTGTTGAGACTGGAATGTCAAATGTAGTTTCTTCACCAGTTGCAGAAGATGTTCTTCTATTTCCAACATAGAAGTCTCCTTTGTTGTTCATACCAGTGTAAACAACAACACCACCCCTTCTCTCTTGTGCTTGAGAGAGGAATTCTTCAGTCTCTGTTAGAGTTCTGTCCTGAACTTGTGGAAGACCCGTAGAATAGTTTCCAGGACCATATCCTAGGTATTCAAATGTATGACCGGATGCACGAATAATAGATGGTCTACGGAATTCGATTGAAATTGGGTCAACTTTATTGATAAACGAACCGGGATCATGTGTGGAGATTCCCGTTCCTAAAGCACCACGAACAACACTAATTTCATTATCACTTACACCACCGAGAGTGCTACTAACAACTCTCATGATTTCGCTGTCAACCTGGAGATAAGAACCTAGAGGGAATCTCTTCGTTGTGGCAATACCAGAATTGACCGCAGATATTTGCAGAGTATTATCTCCATTAAAACCACCCAGTCTTAAAACTTCAGTGTCATAGAAACTAATACCTCTCGATGCAAGATTCTCATTAGATTTATCAGAGATGCCATCATTTGCAGATAGTCCGTGCTTAAGAATATACTCTGCAGACAAACTTGCATTTGTAACTGCGGTGAAAGTATTAACACCAACTCTTGATTTTACCAAGAAATCTCCAAGATTATTATTACTGGAGTCAGTTACTCTAAATTTATTACCTGCGACTAATCCGTGAGGAGTTGAGCAATTGAATGTTTGAGTTCCTGTGCTAGAATCAAATGAATTTGAGGAAACTTTTCCAACAGGAGCTACAGAAATACCATATTGTCCTTCGATAGAGAATGGATCTCCTATTGTTTTTGCAATAGAAACTTGATTTCTTCCAGGAACACCAGTGACTCTGTAAAGACCAAATGCCGTGGTTCCAATACCAGTTAATTGCAGAACACTACCATCAGTGCTGAGAAGATTTGCATTAGATAATCCTCTTGTGGCAACGGCAATTTTTGCATTAGCAGATCCACCGATTGCTGCGGTGTCAAAGAATAATTCATCTCCATCCTGATAACCTGATCCAGATGATTGAACGTCCATGCTGACAACAGCACCACCAGATACTCCAACAATGGCAGTAGCACCATTCCAACTAGACAATCCAACTTCATTAAAGAGTTTTACATTGTAGTGTGTTCCATTTACGTGACCAGAACCACCGGTGATTGCACCTTCATGAGTTAGAATTCCGGAGAAACCATGATTTTCTGTGAAAGTTAGAGTTGCAATACCAGCAACAACACTGAGATCGGATTCTGAAGATACTACTAAATGTCTTTTAAACTTTTTGTTGAAAGAGTCTGTGGATTCTCTCGTAAGACTCTTCTTCAAATCACTTGTTTGAACTGCACCAAGAGGTGCTCTAAGAGCAAATGATTTAGTTGATGCTGGACTATCATTAACATTATCTCTATCCAATTGTGGATAAAGATCAACAACATTTTGATTATACTTATAGTTGAACTCTGTGGTGACTCCAACATCGGCATTCAGTGCATAGAGGTGATAGATACCATCTTGCTGACCATCAATATATTCAGAAATTGTTTCGTTTCTATAAACAAACAGATTATTCTGTAAGTTGTTAATCTCAAATCTTGGTAGGGAACTATTTCTAGTAGTTAAATCATTTGTAAGTGCCGGACCAAGGGATCTACCAGTTTCATATGTAAATTCCATGTCATTGGTAACTGACCCAACTGTGAATGTGCCATTGTATCCACTATTTGCTGTGCCAACAGTGTTGGTTGTATCAGTTACATTTTTGACAATAACGACATCACCAACACTTACATTGTGTGGTAATTCGGATCTAATTGATACGGTGCTGCCAGAGAATGTACAACTACCAATGAATCTGGGATTTCTATTGAAATCATAATCATTCACTGTGATTGTAGACAAATCAAAGTCTGCATCAGTTCTTACACCAGTAGAACTAGATTCTTGAAGAATAAATCCACTTTCAGGATTTTTTCCGTTTGCAAGTTCTTTTGGAACTACAACTCTAATTTTGTAAATCTTTTCATCTAAACTTCTAGTATCTGCAATTCTCTTCAGGAATGAGGTGTCAGTTCTAGCATCTAATCCAGCATCAGTCTGAACACCAACTTGAGTTAATGCACTATAAATTTCATTACCAGCATCGGTATTGATATACCATTGAGTATTTGTGGTGTCATATTGAACTGGATGTCCTAGATCTCCGGGTTCCTTATCAGATACTCTACTTAAAATATTGAGGTTAGTTCCTCCGAAAACCTCAATTGCAGTAGAATTTTGTGCTGAAGTGAAAGAAGATGCTAATCTAATGTCATTGTTGTTGCCATTGTCAATGACAAAATATATGGTTTCTGCGGCAAGATTTTCCGGTAAATCGCCATCATCACTCCTAATAATAACCTTTTCACCCGTAGAAAGATTGTGAGCACCGATAGAGAAAACATTAGATGCTGGACCAGATACTACACGATATTGCTTAACACTACTCGTAGAATCATCACTCATTAAGATTCTTGCTTCACTTACACCATATCCTGTAACTGCACTAAAATCTACAAATAGTTTATCCTCAACTTTTGCACCAACACGGAATCCTTGCGTTAAAATTGGTGGTTTTACATCTTTATCAGTAAATCCGAAAAGATATAATCTTCTATTATTTGCAACTGATGTTGTAACACCAACATCTAATGCCTGCCAATCAATATTTTCTTCATCACTGGTGATTGCTCTAGGTGCAATGAGGTTAGTGACGAATGCTTTATTATCTTTTGCAAATGCTTCTTTTTTAAATCCTGAAGAAATTAGTGATAATTGTCCAAAGTTGGAGTTTGAGTTGGTGATCGATGCGTCACCACCGGTGTCTGCATTAAAGTGTTTGTTATATCCAATAGCAAACACAGAAACAATCTGAAGGATTGCATCATTGGTCATTGAAATGTGACAGGTTTCCCATCCATTTCTGTAAACTGCACCAGAATCTAAATGGTAAACGGTATTGGGATTGGTAGAAGATGACTCTACCGACAAAGTGCTGCCAGTTACTTTAGATTGAGAAAGACCATCATATCTTCTGTTTGACTTGCTATATTTTACAAATGCTCTATCGTCTTTTTGAAGTGAAACTCCAGTGAACTGAGCTACGACCATCGAACGGAATCCAGATGCTTTATTTCCATCTGCCAACATACCGTTCATGCCGAAGACTGAACGTAGAGAGATGTTAAAGATATATGGAGATGCACCAGTTACGGTGTCAGTCTCAATAGTTACACTAGCACTTGATGTATTACCGGGAGTTTCCAGATTTTTTCTAAACTCTGGGAGTAAATATGTAAATACCTTTGGATTATCTGTAGAAACGCTCTGGACTTTTGTGGAAATATTGTAGTCATTGGGGGAAACTCCATTAATTTTGATCGGAGTTCCTGCTTGTAATTCATGATTTTCTTTAGTAGTAACAGTGATGATGCTACTTGGAGTTCCACCACTACCTGATACAATAGAATCAATTTGTATTGAGTCGGATGCAAAGGCACCGACAATTTCCCATTCGGGTCTTTGCTTTTCGAATCCTTGTGGATTGGCAGGATATTTTTGATCAATATTTCTACCTGATGCTTGATTATATGCGTTAGAAAGTTTCGCATAATACATATCAAGATCGGTTAGATCATAGTTATTAACATTGTTGACACCATCAGCATACTCAAAGCAAGTAAGTTTATGGTGTGAAAACGTTGGTTTAGATCTATTATCTACGGAAAAATCTGTGGGATCAGTGTAGACTGTGCCAGCATCATCACCATCAAAGAATGAGAACTGCCAGAAGTAACATGTACCAGTAATTCTAAAAATCGCAGATCCAGCAACTGTTGCATCTGTTGGGTTTGGAACATATTTTGGGCGAAGTTTAGTCTTTCTTAAATCAAGACCAACAACGGATGTTCCTCTGGGAACGATGACACCACCATTAATACTATTAAACTTGTAAAGAATATTATCTTCTTGATTAATATCAAAATTAGAATCTAGTTTGAGAGATAAAGTATCTGATGCTGCGGTTTCTCCACCACCAGGAGAAAATACTTTTGCAACTCCACCAATACTTTTAAGAGCAAAACCAGGTCTATTATCAATCTCATGAATTCCGGGCATGAGAAGAATGGTTGTCCTCTCAATCAAGTCATTACTATTTCCTTGCAAATAAGAAAATCTTGCAGACTCTAGCAGTGCTCTCTGAAGAGTTTTGAATGGTTGAGCAAGAGAATTGCCCTGATTATTAATACTATCAGTTGCGTCCAGATCTGATGGACTTACATATAGTATGCGACCTTCAGTATTCTTGATAAAATTATCTAGTTTATTCAGAGGCATGGTATTATTTTACTGCTGAAATATTTCTATATTCTATTTAGTTACCTTTATTAATTGAATTTCTTTTCTTAAGAACTGCAAGTTTGGCATACACTACCATCTCTGGTTCGATGTTTTCATCAATAATCTTCAGAACATTCATGAACTCATTTACGGTCTCACATTCTATTACTCTCGTATCACCCTCATTGCCTAAAACAATAACGGTTCTCTTACAAATATCGACTAGAATGCTGCTGACATGTTCGTTCCCCATATCATCATGTCCAATTGGTTTAATTATATAGTAGCATCAATTGCTTGTTGATAGACCCACAACGGCAGATATTACTGATGATTCGGAAGTTGCTCTAGCATTAACTTCAGATCTAATATTTTTACATCCCCAGTTTTGTAATTCTTTTTCTGATTTCTTATTTTTAACAATATTAAGATTGCCTCGAAGTGTTCCTATTTCGTTTCGGAGCACAATAATATCATCATACAAGGAATCGATTTGAGTTTTTATTTGAGCACATGTTAAAGCACCACTAAAAGGTGTTCCGGTTCCTGCTAAATCAAGTCTACCATTTGTAGAAATTCCTGGTCCACTTCCATCTGTTTTGAGTCCGGTTACAGATCCGGCACTATTTTTATAAACGGATGATTCGGCAACATTCTCATATCCAAATCCTGCATAGTGTGTTGTCACTCCACTTAAAGATATGGTTGTGTCAGGTTCGAATGGATTTTCTGTCCCATAATCAACATTAGGACCTGCCATCTTGGTGTATATTTTAACAGTTTCTGTGTCTTCGTTTATATCAAATACTGTAACTATACCAACACCCAATGATGAGTTGCAAAAATTGACTCCACCGGTTGAAGTGATTCCTGCCGTGATTGATAATGTAACTATTTCTCTTTTCTTATCATCAATTTGAGTGAGAATACCAATAATTTTATTGTCTATTTCTGCACAAAACTCTTGTAATATTTCTGCTTCTTCTTCAATTTCTGCTTCTCTTTCTCCAATAACACCTCCATCTTTAAATCCACTCTCGACAAGTTCTTTATTTTGACTCCAAGTTCCATCAGAATTTTCTGTGACTGTTACTTTTTCTATTTTATCCGGTGCATCATAATCAGATTGTTTTTCGTATGCACCTTTTAATTGATCCTGGTCTCTGTTTAAAACTTCGAGAGCTCTATTTGCTAAATTTTCATTCATGATTCTAATTCAGTAATTCTAGTTTTCAATTCTTCAATCTGTTTTTGTTGTTCTTTGACTGCTCCAATCAACATGGTGGTCAATTTGGGATAGTTGACACCTTTCCAGTCTTTGCCCTTAAGTTCTCCCTCCGTCATAACTTCGGGAATGATGTCTTCAACTTCCTGTGCAATTAGACCAATCTGTTTTCCTTCTCCGTGAGCTTTTAAAAATGAAGATGTAACAAGTTCTTTTTTCCACTTATAATATACAGGATTTAATTGTAACACCTTTGTCAAGGATGTAGAACTGGAAATGGGTTCAATATCCTTTTTCAATCTTCCATCCGAATGAGAATTAATGTGAGCTATTACCGATGCAAAAGGAGTGCCCATAATCGACCAGAATCCAAGTAATTGACCGTCAGCAGATATATGTGTTTCTTTCGGTGCTACAGCCGACTTTTTTGGAGCAACTTCACCTCCAAATCCAACTACATTCTGAAATACTGCATTATAATTTGCCGAGATTGCACCTAGTGCTATGTTAGAACCAATTTTTACATCTACGCCAATCAAATTTCTCGTTCCTACTTCAGCACCAAGACCCAAAAAGTTCCATGATAATGGAGTAGGAATAGGACCAACAGAAGGCGCGGAGACTAATGATGCACTATAAGGAATAGATGTAGATCCTTGTCCAAAGTGACCTTTATATGCCGATATAATACCTCCACCAGGTTCTGTAAATACCTTTGGAAACGCAAGACCACCACCGGTAAAAGAGTTAAAAACATCTAAATGGTTTACTTCTAGATATTCAAATGCCATTTTTATTCCTTATCCACAAGTTTTTCTTACAGTATCTATAAATCCTTTAAGTATATCTCCTTGCAGTATACTTGAAACCACATTAAGAGGAGATGATTGAATTACATCAGCATAGAATAAATTCAAAAAACCTTGAGCATTCAGAGTAATAGCATCAGATGACAACATGCATAATTTAGAACCACTTATAGTTATTTGCTCTCCGGCAGTCATTGTTATGTGATCATTTGCTTTTAACAAAAATGATCCATCATTACCATCACCTATACATTCTGCGTATATGTTTTTTGCCTTGAATTTTATATTTCCATTCTCGGCAATGATACAGATATCACCATTTCTCGCGGTAATAATTTTCGCAATTGCTTCTTCGGGTGTTTCTTGTTGGTCACCCTGTGCCAATTCAGTTCCACAAAGTTCTTCAGATTTGCCGGGAACAACTACAGATGCATTTCCGTTTTTATTACATAGTTGAGTATATCCACCATCTACGAACAAAGACATTCCAGTGTTGTCATCATTATCCTTTGGTGCGATA